CGTAGCATCGAAAATTAAACTCGAATCACATGAGCTTAATAAGATGACTCAAGGCTTACAAGGTATTGGAGAAACCAGAAAGAAAACTGGACTCAAACCAATGTCCGACAAAGAAGTACAAGCTATGCAGAAACAGCTTCAGTACGATCCTAATCAAGAGACAGCTAATGAAACTGCTCTAGTAGGTATTAAGGCTCAAGCAGCAGCCAAGAAAGCAGCAGCAAGCAAGACTACTTCTACAGCCAAGAAGAAAGCAGCAGGATCATCTGCGCAGACTAAGTCAGTTACCAAGCCAAAGAATCAACATTCTTCTGATTTTGTAACAAGTATTTTAAGTATTCTTGATTCCGTATCTTCTTATAAAGCAGGAAGATTATATAATTATGTTTATGCAAACTTGGTGGATGTAGATAGCCAATCAAATAAAAACGAACAACTAGTAATAGATTTCTGCAAATCACTGCTTAATATGCATATTACAGTTGACAATAATACCATTAGAGATATCATATCAAAAAATATCATAATTCTAATCAATGATATGCAGGAGAATATAAATTGAAGAAAAATGTAAAATACGAATCAGCCTTTACTCTACATCTTAAGGATGCGGAACTTAAATCTATATTCAAAGACATTAAGGATAGTGACTCTTCAGTGAAGTCACTTAAGGTAAAGATCGAAGCTACTCACTCTGGCATCGTAAACGGCAATATGAAATTCTATATGCCGTCAGCTATGAAGGTAGGAACAGATTCGTTTATTAAACCATATGCAAAACCAGTAACAGTAAACCACGACCCTCATGCATCTCCATTAGGACGTATTACAGACGCTAAGTATGTTTCGTATGGGATATCTAAAACACTAGATTCTTTAAGACCAGTAGGAGCTGTAGACATTAAGTCTATAGCGAAAGTCCAAGACTTCGTTAAGTCGGCAGACTACAAAGATGCTAACTTTAAAGGACTAGGACATATTGAGCTCATAGCGGAAATTACAGACGAAGACGCAATTAAAAAGATTCTTGATAGAAGATATTTAACAGTATCTATCGGCGGCGGTTCAAATGCTATGTACTGTTCAGTATGTGGCGTTGACAATAAACAGGAATACTGTAATCATTATCCAGGACAAGTTTATGATGGTAAGGATTGTTACTTCATATCTGGTGATAAGATGTTCTTTGATCATGTATCATATGTTAACAGTCCTGCAGATTTAAACACAAACTCTGAAGTATTAGATTGCTCAGATGAATCTAAAATAACAATACTAGACTACAAGATGGTAGACAAAGGTAAACAAATGAATTTAATTGACTTTTTAAAATCGAAGTATCCGACATACAAAGATTTTGCTAAGCTTATGGAAGACAAAAAACTAACCAAGCATGTCAATGACGCTGCTGCTACAGCCGCTAAAGACCTTGATTATGTTATTGCTGACGAAAAGATTCTTCCAATATTTGACAAAGCGCATGCTATCGCATCTCTATTAATTCTTCAGGATTGTGAAATCGAAGGAAAAGATAAAGACGATATGGTACAAATGATAGAAGATAAACTTAATTCTCTTTGCGATGACAAGTTTATATTATCAGATGAACTTACTGCTTTAACAAAAGAAGAAGGCACTGGCGGTGCAGCTCCTACTGCAGATACACAAAATACAGTAACCACACAGGGTGCTATTGACATTTCAGATACTGCAATTAATAATATTGTATCTAAAGTAGTTGACGAACTTAAAAAATCGTTTAATGTATCTGATAGTTACGCAGCTTCTAGATTAAAGGCTGTTCAGAGAGTTAATGACTCTTTAGAAACAGAAGTCCAATCTCTAACCCAAAAACTTAGAGATAATATCGTTCTACAGATATTGACATTAGAAGATAAACTAGCAGATAATGATTACAAGCAGAAACTAGCTTCTAGAAATACAAACTCATTAGAAGATAAATTATCCGATCTTATCATCTCTGATAAGAAAATTGTTGACAAACAAGAAGATAGTAAAGATACTGCTTTAGAACAAAATTCTGTTGATAAGGGTGGTGCAGTTCAGGATTCAGGTACAGTCGAAAATAAAGACAAAAATCCAGTTGCTGAAACTCAAGATGCCAAACTTACAAATGAAGAAATTGTAGATGAATACAAACGTATTATTAGAGAGAAAGGATTAAGTGCCGCAAAGGTATATTTCCAAACTCTAAAAGACGAAAACAAAATACCAGATAATTTTACTTTTCATGGGGTTAAATAAACATGGCAAATAGCCCATTTTCAATTAACGCGGCCCAAGGCTATAAAGAATGGAATGACTGGGGTCACGTTACCCCTAACTTCGAATTCTCCGAAGGGCAACGTCCTGCTGGCGAATTCCAAACAGCTAAATACCTTAATCGCGTAAGATACGATGATTACTTCAGAGAGTTCATTGTACTTTCTCAAGGTAAAGTTGTTGCTTTCGATGGAACAGGATATGTCGTTCCTGCCGGCCTTAGACTTCAAGCCGCTGCTTACAAAGCTGCATTTGATGGAGCAGCTAACCCTGCTGCAGGCGTTATAGCAGGCGATGCACTTACAACACTTGATAGATATACAGCCAACGATGTTAAAGCAGGTCAAAGAAACTTTGCTGGCACATTAGTAGTTGCTAACGAACCAGTTGTTAAGTCATTCTTTACTCTTACAGCTCAACCAGCCGTACAAAACAACACAATCTCTAACGCTATTGGCGTTAGCTACATGAACTACTGGCCACATCCAGGTGGTGACGGTATTAATCCAGCAGGATTTAATGTTTCTAACTTCAACCTTCAATCACGCATTGGGTTCCTTAGATACTACCAAATCGAGCTTCCGATTGTTACGGATACAGCAACTTACAACAATGCACCGTTCGCGGGTATTGCTTCGTGTATTGGCGCTCCAGGAACAGTTAAGCCAGGCATGTTCGTTTCTTATGACGTAAACTCTAACTTTGTAGTAACAGGTTATGATTACGGCGCATACAGTGAAGAAGATGTTATTGGTCAAACAATGAGTATCAGAGGTCCAGGTCCGTTCAATCTACTTGAAAGAGTTAGAACTGCACAGAATGGAGTATCTACTCTTGAAGCTATGCCAGGAACTGCAACTGCGGGTCTACCAGACGTTATTACATACTCTGGCGGATACGGACTTGTAAGAATCTGCTTAGGCCGTTAATACATAAAGAATAACTAAGGAATAAAAATTAATTATGAATAGAATTCACCAAACTCCTTGGACAAAGCAAGAGCTTGAGTTAAAAGATGAGATCGCCTCAGTCTATACCGCGTTTCACAACGGTGGTATGGATCCAAGTGGAATGAAGCTTTCGATCCAAGACGCTATCAATACTCCAATGGCCAGCATGTCGTTTAAGCGTGTTATCACTGAAGTAATGCAAGAAGCAATTGAGCCGATCCTTATTGGTACTAGACTTATCAATACAATTAGAATGGACGGCTACGGTCTCCAAGTTAATTTTGGTACTTTAGGTGCTATCGGACCTGCTGACTTGTCAATGGCCGAAGGTCAAGAATACCCAGAATTCTCCATCCAAAAAGGTGGCGGAACTGCAACAGCGAATATCGGTAAACACGGTATTGCTGTAAAAATCACAGAAGAGATGCTTAAGTTTTCTCAATGGGATGTAATGGGTCTTCACGTTCGTCAAGCTTCTAAAGCGCTTGCTCGTCACAAAGAAAGACAAATCTTCAACATGCTGAATGCTGCTGGTGTGGTTATCTTCGATAACACAAACCCAACTACAGCAGAAATTGGACGTACCACAGGACGTAATCTTGCTGGTGCTGGTAACGGTTCTATGACCGTTGACGACCTTTACGATATGTATGCTAAATCTCTTGAAAGAGGATTTACTCCAGACGTAGTTCTTTGCCATCCATTGGTATGGGCTATGTTCGTTAAGGATCCTAATATGCGTTCTATCGTGCTCGAAACTGGTTCTGGTAACTGGTTCAATGGTATGCCTACAGGCGTATCACCTTCAATGAGCGCAGCTTGGAAAAATGCTGGTAAAGTGGCTGGTACTCCAACCGTTAACCCAACACAAGCAGAACGTGAAGGAACTCAACAATCTAAGATCGGTTTCCCAGCAATGTTCCCATTCGGTGGACTTACTGTTATCCCAACTGCATTCGTGCCGTTTGATCCAGTATTGAAAACCACTTCTATTATCATGCTTGACTCTTCAGAAGTTGGCGCGATGGTTGTATCGGAAGATCCAACAATGGAAGAATGGAAAGATCCTGCTAGAGACATCTACAAATTGAAACTTCGTGAGCGTTATGGTTTCGCATTATTCAACAATGGTCTTGCAATCTCTATTGCTAGAAACATCAGCGTTGAGCCTAATTCGATTGTCCTACCACCACAAGCTACAATTAGTGGCCTTGCACCGATAGTTCAAAAGCCTTAAGCTTGTAATACAGAGGCCACTTATGTGGCCTCACAATTATTTGGAGATACGTAATGATAATTAACCTTAAACTTGTTAGATCAAACTTTTATTTTTTGGACGATCTTACACTGGTTAAGAATGCCGATCCTGTACCTATAGACTTGTTAAGTAAACCGGATTCATTTATACAAGCAATATTCCTTTCTCTTAGAAGCGGGATTATAGATGCGGACATAGAGGCAATAGATTTAGTTAGGTTTATTAAAGATATACCTACAAGAATTTCACTTCAGAGATCTTATGGATTTGAAGTAGACTCAATTGAAGTTGTTCAAAAGACAGTCATAGAAGTAGAACCTGAAGTAACCGTCGAAGACGTTATAGTAGATACTGGAGACGAAAATGAAGAAGAAGGGAAAAGGGAAGGGTTGCTAGGCGACATCCTTACCGGAACGAATAAACAAGTTTTGACTAAGATTAAAGATGCTAACTTATCGGAAGATGAAAAAGTAGCTCTTGTAAAATTAGAACAAGACAATAAAAACAGAGCAATTATAATTGCCGCAATAAACGAAGTATAACTATGACTTTGTCAATTGATGTTGTAGACATAAAAAATAATATGCATCAATTAAACGCTCTCCCAATCGAAGAGAGCGTTTTTGTTTTGTTTTCTGAAAAGCCAGATCCAGAACAAGTAAAGAAATATGTCAGCCTATTTAGAATAGATTCCGAAAGTACCTGGCCATCTGTTGGCGATCCAAATTATAGTCAAATACTTTATTCAAAAGAAAAGTTTGGAAATGTTGAATACGACTTTGAAATCGTAGCCGACGCTGATAAATTCTCTCTACAAATTGATCCAATAGAAAAGCTTTATACAAATTCAAGATATGTCTTGTTTGTACAGAAAGGCTTATCTCCTCAATACTACGCTACACAAAAATTAGTAGCTCGTGGTAATTCCTCTATTTCAGTACAGACTAAAGGCACAGAAGCCTTGGTAGACGAATCAGTATACGAAATACTTATAACTGCTACCTCTCTATTAGAGCCAGGAAAGCACACTATTCGCTTTGATCTATATAAAGACTCACAAGCAATCTTGACAAACTACGCATTAGATATTCTTTCTTTCGAAGCAAGAATAAACCTTAACGACAATACTTACATTGTCTTTAATAACAAATACCCATTTATTAATACAGAACGCTTTAGAGTAACGCTTGACTCAGCATCTAGACTTATTAATAGCAAGACTCAAGAAATACAAACTCACATTGATGCAGATGTAATTAAGGCAGAGGATAATCCATCAGGACGTATAGAATACGCCGATATCTTAAACTTCTATAAGGACAATGTCTTTATACAGCAACCAGAACCTATACCTACCTCTCCTACTACACTTACCGCTTCTGTTGCTTACAAAACATTAAGCAGTTTCGTAGTAACGTTTAATAGAGATATAAGTACATATAACCTTAACACCTCATCATTTGAATTCAGCTTCTCTGAGGCATTTGATAACTACCTATTAAAGAATATAGCCAAGTATTCAGAAAACAATAAATACGTCATAACCTATAAGCTAATAGGTAACTATACAGTCCTATTTAGTATAAGACCGGATACAACTAATATAGTTCCTGCCTTAGATAGATACGTTCTACTCGGAGCTTAATAATGAATGAAAGCATAACACTTGTTTTTAATATTTTAGACGGAAATAATCTACCAGTACCAGTTGATCCAGTAGTAGTTAATATGCTATTGGATCCTTTCTATTGCGTTGAGAAGGATGTATCAACAGAGTTCTTAAAGGAAGAATCCTTTGCTTACATGGACGAGATAAGAGAAATTATATTTAATGCCTCATTGGAAATTGATAACTACATAAGCATGTATGGTCTAGTAGCCACTACAGCTTTAAGTGCAGAACAACTATTCCGTATTAAACGTGACTATGCTATATGCTATTCTATATACAACTTAGGTAATAGAATCTACCTAGACTATCTTAAGTCTAGTAAGAAAGAGAAATTCCTAGGCGATGTAAAGATCGCACTACAATTTGAAAATGATCCATCAGCAATAAAAGATAAGTCGATGGCAGCTAAGGATTGTATGGAGACTATCAAGGGCCTATTCTCAACATGGAACGATGCTTCTGTAATGATGAATGTCTTTGTGAAGGGAGAATTAAACAGCTCTTCTAAGACCTCTGATAGAGAGTGGTGGTGGAATAGACCTTATGCTAATTTAGTTCCTAGCCCTATGGGTGGAACGAAATATAGAAACCCTGCAACTAACACCTTACAAAAAATAGGATCAGTGAACATATCTTACTATGACCAATTCTAGAGAACTTGATTTAAGAGATGAAGTATTATCTTTCTTTGACGGAAGAGACTTTGGCAATGAAAAGTTCCATGTCCTTCTGCAAAGACAAATAAGAATAGATGATACTAAGTATCCTTATATAAATAGAATAAGATGCAAAACCTGCAATCATGATTATAGTAATGAGGGTAGAGTTGGCTGTCCAGATTGTGACGGTATTGGATATTTATGGGATGAGAAGCTTATAGTTGGCTATGCTTATAGACCACAACAAATAAGATTAGCAGATCAATATGCCGCAGACGTAAATCTAGGCAGAAAGCATAACGCAGCTTCTATCCTTATTACTCCGTATAAGTATAAAGTTAACGTAGGAGACATTCTGTACGTTATAGATGCAGATGAGAACGGTGGCATAACTGTTCCTATCATAAAGAAAACAAAATATCTATGCGTTGCTCCTGTTCAGGCAAGACTAGACTTTAACAAAATAGAATTTAACACTAGCGTTATAACGGAAGTGCAGTAATGTCAGAATATAATCAACTACTAGCCCAGATCAAACTTAACGGCTCCAAGAATAGAGATGCTGTCATAGGTATAGAAAATAACTATATTAATGTTGACAACGTATATAATCTATTTTACCATCTCTTCAATTCGAATAATTTGCTAGAAACAAATAATAACACTTCAGAAGTAGACAAGATGAATAAATTTGTCTTTACCGAAGAGTACCCAGATGATGTTATGACGGATTCCTGTACTGTTACTTTTGAATTAACAAGAAGACATTGTGCAGAGTTTTCAGCTAAGACAGAATTTATGTCAGAATCTCACATCCAGTACAGACCTATGTATATGGGTGAGAAAGAAGATATAGAGAATGGTGGTTCATTAGCTTATTATATGCAGCCTTACGACAATGAAATTACGTTGTATTGCTGGTCGGATAAAGTCAAGTACGGAAGAAATATAGCTTCACTCATTGAGAATATTTTACTTACATCGTATTATTTTATCAGACAGAAAGTCGGCATATTGATTTACAAAGGAAGATATGCTCCAATTATAAAAACAGGGTATGGGGAGAAGAAGATGATTGGAATCCCCATTAAAATACTTGTTCGAACATATGAGGTAAGTTATGCCAAGAAGCAAATTCTTGACAAGTTACCGCAACTAATACTAGAAGACATAAAATAGATTAACTATGAATAATAGTAATCAGGAGAAAAATTAATGCCTACATATAAGAATCTGCCAGCTAACAGATTAGAATTACTGGATGGCAACCTTATTGTCGATAATCCTATTGAAGGCAATGTGGTTCTTGTTATTGGAACCGCATATTCTGGTCCAACTGGCAAGCAAGTTCTAATGAATGATTCTAACCTAGCTAGAAAAATTTATGGAGACGGTTCGCCATTACTTCAGAAAGCGGCAGAAGCAAAACTGGGTGGAGCTAAAAACGTTCTTCTTTACAGAATCGGCGGAAAGGCTGCTTCCTTAGATGGATTGTTTGGCACAGACAGCTACATCAAAACAGTTGATCAAACCTCTACAGCCGGTGCAGACTATGCTGTCTACGTTGGTCCACAACCTTCCAATCCTCTTTTGGCTTGTATAATCGTATTCCAGGGAACTAAAATTGTTTACTCGAACGTTACAGGCGCAGAAGTTGATCTTGGTAAAATCCAAGTTGAAGGTTTCGTTAATACATTCAACGCAAGAATCGGTACACCAACAGTTCCAGTAGCATTACAAAATGCATTGGCATCTTTAGTTGTAGACGCAGTTCATAACCCAACTGGTGATGGTACAAATCTTAGATTTGATATCCCTGGAAATTCAAATCCATATACCGTTATAGGATCTGTTAAAGTAGCTACTACACTAAAAACTGTAGTGACTCATTACAATCTTAGCATTGGAACAGGAACAGGCGGCGCTGATGAAATAGTATTTACTTCTGGTAACGCCCCAGGCAATGGAGACGCTATTGAGATTAAATTCACTAGAAATCCATTCGTAAGAAATTACACTCAGGCAAATACTACTGTTGGTGCTACTACAATGACGCTTACCAATGGTATAGCTGCTAATGCTACAATCTATTCTGTAAAATTAGTTAATGGCGTAACCACAACCACATTTAATGCTGGCAATGGTACTAACCCTAATACGTATGCATTTAATGCTACAACAGGAGTTGTTACATTCCCTGCACTTGCAAGTGGTGATACCTTAACAGTTATATATACTGTTAATACTACCTATCTTAGTGGTGCTTCTTTCTCTGCTGGAGAAAACAACATTGGTGCAACTCTACAAAAGACTTATGAGCTTCTTGATAGTGCTTATACAGACTTAGAGAATACCATCGCTACAGAAGCAGTTTTAGACAAAGCTACTCTTGACGCTGCAAACCTTGCAGACGGATCTAGCGCTGTTGATAAACTTACATACTTCCGTAAATACGAAGGTGTTGATGGCGATATGGTATATGAGTGGAGTACATCTAAACTTGTATATGCTTACAGTGGCGCAGTAACCGACGCAACACATGACGCGACAGCCAACACAACAACTATTGTTGGAGATGCAGACCTTGACACTAGTGGTCAACCAATCGTCTCTAAGACCTTCCATGAAGTTAACTTTGCTCATCAATTTGGTGAATTCCTTAACTCATTAACTGAAAACGATAAATTTGTTCTTGGCTTTATCGGAACTTCTGCTCCAGCTTCTTATGCTAACGCTAAGATCGCTTCATGGATCGGAACTCTTCCAGAGACAGACATTGATGGAACAATCATCGGAAACGGAACAGGCTTACTTGGTAACAAGTTTATGGCAGGTTCTACAACCAGATCTCCTGGCTTCTTCAAGACAGATTCTGGATTCCCAGATGGTGTGCCACAAACAGATAGCAATGGTGCTCTTATCGACTTAGGTAAGTTCTTATCAGTTGTGTCTGGACTTGTGACTCTTCCAATTTCTCCATCAGTGGGAGCAGCAGGACAGGCTGTAAACGGAGTTGGTGTATATACTGGTCTTGCTACCACTATTACTCCAGGTAACTCTACAACAAACGAATTAGTTCAACGCGTAGGAATTCCTTTCGCAATCAAGAAGCCAAAACTTGATGAGCTTTCACTTGTTGGCTACGTTGTGTTCCAACAAAAAGATAGAGGCGTTGTTTGTGTATCAGGTGAACTTGCTACAAATCCAAACTCTGACTATGATTATATCTCTACATCAATTATTGTTAGAAATATAACCAATAGCCTACGTTCAAGACTTGATGGATTCATCGGTAAAGGTATCGACGAAGTAAGACTTGCAGCAATGCAAACTGCTATCGACACTGTATTCCAAGAAGCTGTTAGAGCAGGAATGATCAAGAAGTATATTGCACGAGTAATACCAACAAGCGTATTCGGCGTAACAATACCATACACCATTGTTCCAGTATTCGAACTTAGAGACATAAATAATATCGTTAAGCTTTCTTACGATATCTAATTCAGGAGGGACGCAAGTCCCTCTATAATGGAGAAAAATAAATAATGACTACTACATTTACAAGCTTTTCTGGTGCTGATATTCATGCAGTGTTCGGAGATACGGTGTTTGGCGAAATCCAAATGATCTCTTATAAGCAGGATAGAGAGAAGGCTCCAGTTTACACAATGGGTTCTGCCGATCTTAGAACTATTGCTCGTGGAAAAAGATTGATTACTGGTGCATGCGTATTCGTTGTATTTGATAAAGATGGTTTGCTAGCCGCTATGAACGCCAACAAGCATAGCAAGCCTTATATCAGCAAGGAAGAAACTTCTCAGATTAATGCTTCCGCTGATGCTAGTGCAAAAGCACAAGAGCTTGGTGGATCAATTAGTGATCTTAGTGGATCTAGCTTTGCTACTACATTAGGCAGCAGTGCACTTAAGTTTACTGAGCAACGTGATGCTTATCATCTTGACCAATTGCTACCATTCGACATTACAGTTGTTGGTGCAAATGAATACGGTGCGGTATCTAAAATGGTATTCCACGGTGTTGAGTTAATGACCGAAGCTGGCGGAATGTCTATTGATGATATGGTACTTGAAAAACAAGTTGCCTTTATAGCTAGACGTATCAGTCAATGGAAGGTAGAGCCGGGTGCTAAAAACGCAGTCTAAGCAAGTTGACCAATAGCCCATATAAGCTATAATGCCCAGTATATCTGGGCATTTTTATTGAGGAGAAATTAATGGCACAAGACAATTCGGGTAATATTAATATACCCACAAATCCAACAATGTTTCAAAAGAGAGCAGCAGCTCAAGACAGGTCTGTACTAAATCTAGGCGTTGCAGACACCACAGACGTTAAGAATATTATATTAGATTCACTAGGTGGATCATCCATACATATAATAATTAACTTTCATCTTGTAGATTCAACAGACAAGATAATTTCGGTTCCAGTTTATTTTGGAACAGCCATAACTATTTCGTACTCAGTGTATAGAAATAAAGCTTCAGTATTTAATTGTGGAAATAATATGATTGATGGTTTTGCTATAGGAAATAAGTATGTGGCAGGATCAATAGTGAAGGGTGTATTTAGACAAGACGACTTTAATGGCTTCCTTATAAGATTAAAAGAATCTCTAATAGGCAATGCAGACGTAGGACAATTAGCTTCTATAACAAATAAAGATGCCATACACAGCATAATGAAGGACGATTTGTTATCATGTGATATCATTCTTACTTACCTATCAGAGTATCAAGGCGAATCTAAGACAGAAGTTATATATGGAGCTAATTTTATGAACAATGGTCAAGTAGCTTCTATTAATGATATAATCACCGAAACAACACTATCTTACATTGCTAGATCGGTTAAAACTATGGATGATAGTAATAAGCCTGCAATTATGATGGCAAACAACACTTCAACTACTACAGCTACGGCATTGTTATTCGGGTAAAGACATGGCACTATATAATCAATATTATTCTTCTGCAGACTGTATAGTTTCTATGTTAGCTAAACGTACAGGTAATGAAATTATTCTGGACAAGCTAAATGGAATCCTACTAGCAGAAGAATCAACTGCCTATCCTATTTATGGACTAGGAGATAGTAAATTAGGATTTATTACTCAAGGTAATTATTTAGTTAATGGATTTATAGATATAAACTTTATACACGCCACCTATTTAAGTAATGTAATATCCAAACTTAACCAGGCGCCCAATAAGGCGTCAAAAGATCAGAAGGTACTAGATACCCTCGATTCAATAGAAGACCTCGCCAATCTCTCCATAGAGGATCTGGTGGGACTTAAACTAGCTAGAGATCAACAGGTAACTGTTGGTAAGAAAAATGGAATCATGGAACAAAGATTAGAGGTGCCATTTAACATAAAGGTTGTCATGGATAATTCTAGTGTCCTAAGAAAAGACAATCTAGCATCAGAGTTCATCATAGAAGATGTAAGGATACTAAGTTCTGAACTAGCCACATCAGTCACAGATGAATCACAAGTAGTAAGAAGATACAAATTTATAGCAAGAGACTTATATGAGCAATCAAGATGATTACAACGAAGACATGGAACAAGAAATAGCTGAAGACGAATCTATTGAAGGATTCAGTTCACTTGTAGAGTTAGCAAAAGAGTTAGTGGCATATGAAGACGCACCTGATGAAGCAATATTGGAGGCATGGAAATCTACTTATGGTAAGTTTTTCATTTCTTCAATTCTAGGTGACGACACTATATTTTTATGGCGCACCATTAATAGAACCGAATACAAACAACTTATTAATACTGGTGTAGCTAAGAATCAAAATTCTTATGAAGATGCTATAGTTCGTAAATGTGTATTATGGCCAAAGGTTACATCAGAAGCTATGGCAGGCTCTGATGCAGGAGTAGTTCCAACATTGGCAAAACAAATACTTTATAAGTCTGGCTTTGTATCAGATCAAGTAGCATTAAGTTTAATTAAGGTAATCTAATGCTAGATATATTCAACTCCGGTAAAAATGGAGTTGCAATACCTTTAGTCGGATTAGAAATAACAATCAACGGCCTAGTCTATAAAGATCCAATCTGTATAGCTAGGCTTCTTACTATTCCAGAACTAGAAAGATTAGAAAAGTTCAATACAGATAACCACTCTTCGCGTACAGAAATAGAAGAAGAGATTATTAGCAATGTATTCGAATCATTTCTTGGAATATCAAATGAGATTGATTGGGACTCTATGGAGGCTGGTGTTGCAACAACAATAGTCAATGCAATCGTATTAACAAGTAAGTCTATGCTAGAAGACTTAATTAATAGTGTTAATAGATATAGATCATCATTAAATGTAGCACACTCAATACAAGCGATCGTAGCTAGGTTTATGATAACTCCCTTTGCAGAAGTGGAGAAGTTGCCAGTTAACGAGCTCCTAAGAAGATATGCAATATGTATGAATACTTTCCCAGATGAAGTACAAGAATTAAAAGCAGAGGAATAAATGGCACAATACGTAGCCTCTTCAGTTGATACATATTCTGAGTTCGATAAGATCAGAAGTGACAAAAGAAAGGAAGCAATACTTCAGGTAGGCGGTGTAGCTGCTGCAGGCTTCGGTGCTAATTATTTCCTAAATACAGATCAAGGTCAGGAAATAGCTGGTCGTCTATTTAAGTTAAATACACTTAATGATTATTTTAGATTTGATGGAAATCTTTGGACAGATTTAAAAGTCAAACAAAGAATAACCCTGGGCGACTTAGCTCTTAATGCAGTTAAGACCCTAGAAGAAATATCTCCATTAAAGATATTAAGAACATTCCACGCCTCAAGTTTCATATCGCCATTCGTTGTTCCAAACGAATCAGTGCCAATCCATATAACCGCAGATCAATTACTTTTAGATAGAGGATACTTTAGAACTCTTATAAAAGAGAAAGGTAATAATGTAGCAACTTCCGACATAGATGATCTGTTTAGACACGGTGCTGTATTCGAGAATGGCAAACTACTTAGTCACGATAGATCCACAACAATCCTTGAGCATGCAAAGATAGTCAATCTTGCACCAGCTCCAGTGGCAACTCCAGACGCAAACACTCCTCCATTTATAAGTAGAACTTATCAAAAGTTTAGAAATATAATAGGAGATAGAGCAGACTCATTCTTCTACAATGCAGCCTTATCAGATAAAGGTGGCATAGGGATTATAGCTGGCAGCACTCCAAATGAATTAAAGTTAAACTGGACTCGTGCGCAAGGCAGATTATATCTAGAGCCATCGTTCAAACTATTTGATAGACCATTAGATATCTTAGCAGAGGTAATGGACAAAACTGGATTGCCAGATAAGTTTCCAGGACTTAGCAACTTAAGATCACATCTAGCTATCAACATGGGAACAGGCGGAGATTATACAGGATCCATTTCATCATCCTTCTTAGAGATGAGTAAACGTATAGGTAAGGCTACAATCGCAGGTGCAATAGGCTATACACTAATAGATCAATTGGCAAAGACAGCATCTACAAGTGACTCTCCATATTCCAAAGGTATACTTCCAGGACTAGCTACTGGCTACACAAACATGAGAACCACCGTGGCATCGGTATGGTCTGATAACTTCCAGGGATACAAAGAGAAGCAAGAGCATCTAGCAGAAGGCTCTACACAACTAAGTACATTAGCAGGCTTTCCATTGGCTGGTGCACTTGCAGGAGCAATGTATGGTTATGGAACTCGTGTTACGCATGCCAGTAGAGATGGTATCGCGGCAGCGGACTTAGCAGCTCATACAGAGGGAGAGTCTGGGTTTGTAAATAGAGTTTTTCGTAAGACAGCAGGTAATGGTCCTAAGCTAAATAAGACTTCTAAGTACGCAGCAATAGGTGCAATATTAGCAACCATACCAATACTGCCATTCCTTCCAGGAGCATTGATTGGTGAGTCTTCTGAGAGCTTAGAGGCCAAGTATTCGGGCGAAGAAGATATTGCAATTAGATCCACAAGATTTTGGGGATCCGGCGGTGTAGGCTGGGAAGGTGGCAAGATAAAGTATTTCACTAAATCTTGGTATGCACAGCTAATGTCTGGAGCTGAGACTGCTGGTCAGTATGGCGATGAAGAAACAAAGGATAGATTAAATCCAATACTTCACCCGCTAGATTACTTAAGAAATCCTTATCGCAAAGAAGAACTTAACCAAGATAAATCTCCATATCCAGTATGGGGAATGGAAGTATCTTACGGTGGAGCTTTTGGTAAGTTATTCCAAGGAACACTTGGCAGAGTAATAAAACCAGATATTGTAAATAATAGACTAGATGATTATTTGGAAGATGGTGGATCAGCAAAGGGTAGATTGCAAAACGGAGAATCATTAGAACTTAAAACTCAAGTTACGGACAATGAAGCTTCATTGATAGAAGAAGGCAAGATGCTTGCCCCAGTAGCTTCCAGCTTAACTCTCAATACTGAACTTGCTCACACTTCATATAGTGCCTTGACAGACTTTGCAGGCTTAAAGGGATGGGTATCATCACTAGCAGCATCAGAATTACAAACTGGACTAGGAGAACCTAATCTGCAGCTTGGCAGATCTGGAGAAATGTCCAACTCTGCTAGAGAAATTAAAGAATCAAATCTAGGCGGTATGGGACCAGTTGGTGAATCATTAAGACGTTTCATTCCAACAAATGCTGGTTCTGTTTTGGATAGATCTAATCCACTTAGAAACCAAATGCCTGAATGGATGCCACATGATATTAATAATTATTGGCTTGACTTCTCGACTGGAGATCCATATAGAACTGTGGAGAAAGGATACTTGCGTCTTCCAGGTGAGGGGTATGCAACGCTATTCCCTGAACTAAAAGGACTTGATCCAAAAGACTATCCGTTAATCCATAAATTTAAAATCCTTTCCGATGTAGCAATGGGAAGTAATGAATATTATGACACTAAAGATATCTTCGAGGCCAAGGCTGCAGCGGGTGAATTGACTGGATATGAACAAAATATATATAACAAAATTGTTCAGCAGACAGCAGATAGATCTGTGCAGAAAGATTTCTACGATGCAAATCAAGGTAGTGCAGTATCTGGATACTGGGACGCATTAACAAATGTAGTAGAGGCGCCAACAGAATCACTAACGTTCCTAAGACCTGGGGCAAAACTAGTCCATAAAAGAAGTGCACTAGAGGATTACATAGATACTCAGGTAGAAGGCAATGACGTTGGTATGTGGACAAATCCATACTCTGACTTTATTAAACCAACTATAAACAAGATAGTGCAGGAAGATTATGTTCCAGAAGAAGTTCAAGACAAGAGAGCAATAAACTCATACTTTGATAAGCTAGAATATTATAAATATAGAAAACTATACAAAGAAGCAGTCAAGACTGGTGACACTGTTGCAGCAAATGACTACAAAAAGAAATATCAAACAACTCTTACCGGCGCATTAACAACTGGACTAGATGATAATATGGAAGTCACTAGGGCATATATAGCAATGCCAACAGAAGAGAGAGCTTACTTCTCTGCATTCTCAGGATTCACTTCTGAAGAAGACAGAAGAAAGGTTATTGATTTAGAGTCTACAGACATAGCAGATTTGTATAGTAGAATATGGAAGAGACGAGATGCGATAACAGAGAATGCTAATAGTCCCGATGCACAAGCAAGAGCCGTACAGTCAATTGTAGAAGACGAAACAAGTGAACTACAAAGATCCAATCCTGGTCTTTATGCTAAATATAAAGCCACGGCTAATTCTAGTACCAGTAGCTTTGCGGAATTTGTAGCAGATTCTCAAGCAGAAGACTATATTAAATCAGTAACAGGAATGCCAGATGCATCATTCTCTGGTTGGGATCCTAGAATAGACATCAAAGATATTAAACTTAGAACACTTGAGCTTGGCAAAGAGGATGTAAGATCTTATGGATTCTGGCAAGGTGACGAAGATAGAGTTAATAGACTTGTAGCAGTAAGAGATGAAAGACAAGTGACTACAGAAATAGATGAAATAAAGCAAGGTATACGCGAAGAGAAGAGTCGTGCTGCCGCAATTAAATCTGATCTTTACAAGAGAGGAATATCTGTTAGTAATGTAGACTTCCACACAAGTAAAAATCAAGACATAAATATGAACATAGGGGCATAAAGTGATACCATTTTTAGCAATACCTACAGGCCTTGCAGTTGGCGGCTTCTCGCAGGACCCACTAGACCATCCGATAGCCGGACTTATAGGGGCAGGAATAGGCGCGACTACAGCTTACAACATGGTTTACCATAAACGTATAACTCCAATATCTAGCACTGGCTATTCGATATCCTATAATAGAAGCGGCATATCATCAGAGCTCATGAATCAAAGATTAACGACAGGCGTTCGTGACAGAATTGACATGAGAGTCGGAGCCTTGGATAGAAGCTTTAAGAACTTTGATAGAAGAAAAAATAAAGTAATAATGCTTCAATATAAATGGAAGCATGCCTTCGAAGATCCATCAACACCGCCAAGTATACTTGAAGGATATAAGAATGATGTAAAAAAAGGTTTTGATCTAGTCAATAAGACAAGTGGAATCTATAACGAAAGATTAAATAGACAGGCCTTAGCGGTTAATAATATCAATACCATATTAACTCACAGAGGAATTGTAACTACTAATCCAATAACTAATTATGGTGATATAAAAAACCTGTTAGCCAATACTCAATCACTAGATACATTCAGAGCGGTTAATGATGGACTATCTTTAAATACCAGAATGACAGCAATAGAAGCTGCCCCTGGACCTTCCGCCAGAGACGCTTGGGTTACAAAAATATCAAACAAGGATGCATATGGAGATAGAGTAAATCAATTAGCAGCGCATTTCAGAAACTCTCTTGGTCATAACAATGAAGACGCACTTCAAAAAGCCAGATCATTAGCTACAGGTATGACAGGATATGACTACTCTGTAATTGACGGAACATTATCTGTCAATGTTGGAGGGAAGACAATGGAAGTGCCACTCACAGGCCACACTAAGGGCGCTACACGCTTTTCTAAAGTTGGCAATACCTTCTATGCATCCAAGAGAACAAACATGTTCCTTGGCCTTTTAAACAGGGATCCAAGAGATATACATGACAAGGATATAGAACATATTTTTGGCACTCGCAAGGTAGATGAGCTAGCACTTAAGGAACTAGATCCAGAAGAAACTCTGACAATGTTTAGAAAAACATACAGTGACGATGCCGTAGCTTTTGAGAAGTATAATGAATATGTAAGAAGTATGAAGGAGTATTCACAAGCAGAAACCCATCTGGGAAGTAGACCAATGTCTTCACTTACTGAAATGACAGATGCTGATTTTAGTCTTCACACTAAAATGGTCTCTGCACATTCTGTTGATTTCATGACAACCATTAGAAAGCAAGGCGACAAATACGTACTAGGTGAGGTTGAGACAATAGGCCAAGTAGCTGGTGGCACTCCATACCAATCAGAGATGGCAAGTATATATGAAACATTACATTCCAAGTTTAAAGAAAATCCATTGGCAGGACAAGGCGTTAATACCATTGGTCGTTACACTTCTAGAATCAATGGAAACTTAGCCATACCAAATGCCATATTTCCAACAGCAGAACGTGGTAATGATGCACAACTACTTAGACCATACATAGGAGATAACACCTATGCGGCTTCTAGATTTGACGTAGACAAGGAAGTAGGAAGATGGATATCTAAAACGTATGGTGGACACTTATCTCTTGATGATGGTGCAGGACTTATTAGTGATAAATTTATAGACAGAGTAGAAGAGTCGCAGTATCAGAAGTTTAGTATTCATCAATCAGCTAGTGGCAGATATATAGTTGCAGAAGATTTGGCAAATATTATCAAAGAAACAGATCCAGTAGAAAAGAAAAAGCTAATGGAAGAGTTAATTCCATCGGACTTTGTATTTGGATTTGATAAGAATGGATCTGCTATTAAAGTTGGCAACGTATACACAGGTGCCAAGGTGCACAATGTAGAAATTAAAAATGGCAAAATAGAGATAACCCTTAAATCTACATTCAGTGGCAAGACACAAAACTGGTTAAAGCTATATGGTGTATCTTCAAAAGCTGGATACACAAGAGTAGATTCAGGAACAATTAAAAAGATCCAAGCTGTTCAGCAATCAATAAGATTCGGTGTAGCAAATGTTTCTAGCGATGGAGTATTGTCATGGAATGCGGCTGGAGCAACCAAAGAGCTTAAAGAGTCACTTGCCAAGGTAGGAAATTATAACTACACAGCAGATGATTTTGTTAAACATACTCAAAATATACTCAATGATATACAACCATCATCACATATGATTGCTATGGACAAGTTATTTGCGCAAGATGCAGACCTAATATTAGGGGCATCAGAGGGTGGCAATGACATACTATCTGATATGCTAAATCCTTCTAGAATGGTAGCAGCCAAAGATAAACTTGCAAAACAAGTAAGGGCATCTGGAGCAGACGTAACAGACCCTATATTTGCACACCACTTGGGCATTCTAGAAGGCAAAGAAACTGGATATATAAATAATGCAAAAGCAGCATTGTTTATGTTGGCACAAACAGACTACAAGGGCAATGCTGATATAACACATACGCTTGGAAGCCTCATAGATCGCAAAGGACTTGGCGACAAATACCACACAATGCTTAACTCACTAAAAGGTGGAGAAAGATTCTTCTCAGATAGAAGTGGAGCATTAGCAGACCTAAACAAAATATTGAATGCAACCATAACCCATAAATCATCAATGATGAATTTAACTACGCACGTCGCTACAGATCTAGGAGAAGGCTTGCACGGTATTGGTAACGTTGGCTCTATGTCATGGCTAGAAAGAGATCAATTACTTGCCTCTGGATACACTCAGTCAATGATTGACAAGATAACTACTCCAAATCAAGATGCACTATTTGAGTTAAAAGCAATTCAATCAATGGAAGAGAATGGAGCAGTATTACCAAAAGGAGCCAAAACAAAGCATGCAGCAGAGTTAGCTAATATCTTCGATAAAGATATGGAGTCAAGAACCAATACCCTTAAAGGTATCTATGGCACTGTAGGAGACTTTGTATCATATGGATTAGATTTACCAGAAGGATATGGCGGAGCAATAAGAAGTGTACCTATACCACTTGTGGACACAAACAGATCTGGATTATTTGAACAAGATACGGATACGTTATTGAAGAGTTTGGACAAGTCAAGAAAGGAAGTTGTACAGATGGATATAATGTATAGTAGGTCAAATGACCTACAAAGAAGAGCAATGTCTGAATCTTATATTAAGGCACTTCAAAAAATGGAATCAATCCATGCTCAGCTTATGAAGGGTGAAGGTAATATAATAAAATCTGCATCAAAAAGAACTATGGAAGGCAGTTCATTTATGACTGCTAGGTCAATAGGTGGAAACTTTGCAGAGTTTATGGAAGGTCGTGATATGCCAGGGGTCGCAATTAACGAAGAAACTGGACGTATACTTGGTAAGAGATCTGGACAAGAAATGGAATGGAGAGATCTCGATAAAGGTATTAAGCAAGCTTTTGTCAAGGGAACAGATCTACCATATACGGTTCTTATGTCTAGGGAGCCGGCACAAGGCGCCTTCTCTGTATTGGCAGCACACGTGTTCCAAGATACCAACTCAAGACTTGAAACCAATCATGCAGGCATAGCAAACTTATCAAATCATAATGATAGTATGTATCATAAAGGTATGATGGGAGACTTCGACTATGACGCCATCAAAGTAGCATCTATGAACTTTGCCGATCCAGATGAAAGACTTAGATTGGAAAATATTAACGCGGCTTACAGAAGTGGATTCAATGAAGCAAAAGAAATGATTGCTCAATTGACGCCAAAGGGCAAGAATAGAGAAAAGGCAATGCTAGGCTCGTTCGGAGACTTTAATAGCTTCATGTCGCACCAAATGTTTTCTGGATACAAAGGAAAGCAAAGAAAGTTTCTTGCAGCACACTCTACGGATATGGCTATGAACATGACAGAAGCGCTTCAGAGACACTTGAAGAGTCTTGGGCTAGCAGACGAGGAAATGGCAAGACGTTCAATTATGGGCAGAACAGTTATCCACAACATGACAGAAGCCATGCTTAAGTCGGCTCATAGATCTTCTAATGAGCTAAAAGAATCTGGATCAGTATCTGCAATAGAACATATGAGGGCAGCGTACAAGGATCTTGCTGGTGGCAAGACAAGTGAATTCGACGAGAAGATGAGAGCATCTATGAGTGCACTGTTCGCTACAGACTTTGTGCCGGGTGGAGATGCAGAAGCCAGATATAATGCCACACAATCTGATATTATCAATGGTGCAATGAATCATGCTCAGGAGATAGAAAGAGAGGGTGGACGGATTCAAGACTTTAGAGGTGCAAGAAGCATGTCTGAAATATTTGATAATCTATCCGACTTTGCAAGCTCAGGAAGAGTTCCTGCCGAAAAAGACACTGGCAAAGCCGCAAGAATGCGCGCTATGGGTAGAAGTAGTAGGGGATTTACTAGTCATATAAAAAGAAATATATTAGCTAATAAGAAACCTTTATTCTTCGGAGGCCTAGCACTTGCAGCAACAGCAATGACTCTTGGAGCAGAAAAACCAGAAATGACAAAGGAATCTTTACCATATCAAACTAGTGATGGTATACTCCCTCCACTACAATCAGAAAATGCCCATGTGTATAAGAAGTCTGCATTTAACAAGACAGCAAATGTAAGAGGACAGTATAGACATGATGGTGCCAAAAAATCTTCTATGGAGCGCACTGCGTTCGGGCCGAAAGGCGAAGGAAGAACAAATATCACGATAAGAGACAAACGAGAAAGAAGTTATTAATATGTCAGAACAAGAACAGTTCATACTTAACGATATTATACTCAGAATAAATCCTATAGACATTCAGGCCTTTGATCAGAAGTTTGTTGAAAGACAAACTTTTATCAGAGAGAATTCTACACATGCCTATAGCTCTAAAGCCGCATTGGCAACATATGTGGCTACCTTTGCATTCGACTTAAACAACGCAGAGGATAAGCAAAACCTAGTATCGGTCTGCACAGAGCTAACCAAGTATCCATTCATCTTTGTAAACTCACCTAGGCTTAATCAATTCATACCAAACGTATCGAAAAGAGAAGATCAGTACAATATGTTTGCAGTAAAAGAATGGACTATTCAGGTTGATCAAAAAGCCAAGAGAGCATTATTCTTAACGATAGAAATGCATTACTTTTGCCATACTCCATACGTGAACGATTTTAGATTCCTAAGCTACGAAGGATCCAGCACAATTCCAAAAGGAAGGGTAACAAGATCCAATGCACCTGCCGCTAACTTTAAGCTTAAAGTTGTAGAGAACCTATATGAATCGCAAATATTTAAAGACTATTTTAAATACGATATAAAGCAAAACACCGCAAAGTTCAATCAGGTAGTAGAACTTATTGGTGGCAAAAAAGAGCTGTGCATAGGCATGCCACTGCTCATGACTGCTACCGCAGAGAATAAAGATCTGCCTCATAGAATAATGGCGTCTAACTATGTAAATACTGGCTTCGAAGATGTTGATATTAAGGAGTTGTCATTTGTTAATAATCACAAAACTAATAAAGATAGAGAAGATGATATCAATTCCTTCTTTATGGTTTATCAAGACATTAACATTCTCAACTTAGTAGATAGTGTTACTGGTTCGGATGTATTTAACGTACAACAATTATCCCTAACCAAGCGTAATAATATTGTGGCCAATCAGTTGCAAGGATACAGTACGCCCTTTATTCAGTACATGGGTAAGTCTCCAGCGGAAATGAAGGTTGTTATTTCAATCAATAACTCCAACGTAGAATATTTAGAACAAGACAATATCAAACCTTATGAGATGTTGTCAGTAGCCATTAGAAGAGCTGAGCAACTTAATACTGTTAGCGGATCTAAATTACCATTTAAATCTACCAGAATAAGAACCATACTTAATGTATTAGCCGACTCTAATTATTTCATATT